GGAGTCATTACTTACACAGTCGATGAAGAGCAGGAACCCTGAAGAAACTCGCGCAATTAACAAGAAGTATGCTGCCGCGATGGATGCGATAGATGCATATAAGGCCGAACGTGGCACGTTCAAACCGCTCGTAGAAAAAACAGCCGGGCAGGTAGAGTATGAACGTTACCAAAACCGGCGAAAATATGAAAGAAGCTTGTAGAATCAATCGGAATCCGCGCCGCAATAAGGGCATCCATTCTTGCCATATTCTTTAGAGGATGATATCCTGCCACAAACGGCGCAGGTAGAAACGGCTTCGCATTCGCTCTCCATAGCAGCGTCTATCGCTTCTGCGAGTAGGCCCGATGCGTTGACCGATGGATGGCTTTTCAGCCATTTCCACCGATCTTCGCGAATGGTTACAGAGGTCTTAATGTGCATTTTCGATCTCCTCCAATTCTGCTAACGTCAGAGAACTGAGATATTCATCGGCAACTATGGCGCGGCTTGCTTGAACCAATTTCTGCATTTGGTCGGCAAGTTCTTGGCCTTCCATGCCATGCGAATCAACCGACTGGCTGATCGCTACCTCTTCAGTGGTTACGGTCCATCTAGGATTATAGTATTCCCGAATTACATCTTCTTGGACTGACATTCTAAATCGCCTCCAAAACTGCTATTTGTTTGCCGTTGCAGAAAACCTTATTTCCGCGAACGGTTGCGTTTCCGACTTCCTCATCCTCGATGATGGAAATCGCTTCGTCGATGGTCAGTTTCGGGATTACTCGCCCATATGCCTTCATGTTGTAGAGCTTCTTGCCGACATTCAGCTTTGTTATGTCGATTATGTTATCGTATTTGCTTGCCATAGTACCTACTAGTAGGTATAAGTATAAATAACTTTTGCTTACCAATCGGTGATCCTCCTCCCATGACCCTACCAGACCGCGCCATACACGAGATCCTGCAAAAGTTTGGCCCCGATATTCTCCACCTCCTAAAGGCAAATGGCTTCGATGATCTGGGTGGCCCATATGATCCTTCTGCGATGGAATTGCAAATCAGATCATCGGCGGCATGGAAGCGATATCAGAAGGCAAGCACGCTGAAGAATCGCGAAGTCTGGCAGGTGGTAGAGAAGTTCCTGCTACCGGAGCTGGAAGGGACCGGAGAAGCATTCATAGCCGCCTATGGCCTGAAACCTGTAATCAATGTGGAAGATATCAGCCTACGATATATGCGAGTGCATTCTGGTGAGCTAATCAAGCAGATGACGCAAACCGATAAGAAGAAGTTGATGGATTTTGTTTGGTCAAATTCAAGTAAGAATGAAAGAGTTCTAGCAAGGCAGATCCTAAAAGAGCCTAATCTAACTTCGATCGTAGACAATAGCAGGCAACGAACGCAGACCATCGTTCGGACCGAGCGAGCAAGAGCAGCCCGCGGTGGGGCGCATGGCTTCGCAAAGAACGCGGGCGCCACTACAGCCACTTGGCATACGGTCGGAGATTCACGAGTTCGGAAATCCCACCGCGCGCTCAATGGCATAACTGTGAAAATGGGCGGCGAATTTGCAGACAAAATCAGCAAAACCACGACCATTTATCAGCAATTTCCAGCGGAGAAAGAGGTCAACTGTCGTTGTTGGCTGGAATATGGCTTTGATGCAGATATAGCAGATACGCCGCATCCATCGATTGAGAAGCTGGAGGCATTATATTCATGATTGGATCGTCTATTGTAGCTATGCAATCACATTGTTCTTGTCAATTCACCGAATTCACGGCGGGAGTACTAATTTTTGTATTGCTCGTTGGAATAATCGCTATCTTCAAAACCATCTGGTTCGTTACTCATGATTAGCTTCAAGGTCGATACCGCTGCTCTAAAGGCCGAAATTGCCAAAGAGATTCAAAGGCAGGATGAATTAGCAAATAAGGTGGCCTCCCAAATCTTGATCGAGGGCATAAATGCGGCCAAAAAGCTTGTCTTGAAGGACACTCACGACCTTGAGCAGAGCATAGATACCGCTTCTTCAGTGACAAGAATCGCGCCATGCATCTATGAAATGAAACTCTCCAACGGCATGGATTACGGCGCGGCCCAAGAGACGGGGCCTATAACAAGCAAAAAGAAATGGCGGTTCAGGCCGCATATCAGACCGGCGGTATTTATTATGAAGGTCAAGGCGCGCGAAGTCCAAGAACGAGTTTATGGCGAAGGTTGATCCGCCCCCCTCGCAAATATCCGCCAATGTTTGCCATCCGGCGGTGAAATTCCCCGGCATTCTTTGATGCACTCCCACGACGCATTTCCGAATATGACGACATCGCCTGGATATCTACCATGCCGCATGTAAGTTACATCTGGGTGGTATGGTCCCACGCTCATGACATGTCCACCTTCACAACGCCTTTCTCATCCCCATAAAACACAATCGGCACCGCGCTCGTTCCCTTGTAAGTCGCGCTCCCCAGCACAACCTCCCATCGGGCATCAATCGGATTTTGCCAAGCGAAGATGCCAACCATAGATGAGCCGGTGTCGATGGCTATCTTGCAGATGGATGGATCGGACACCCATTCACTATCTGGCATGGCGGTTGACAGCGATACAAGGACCAACAAGGCCACTAATGCGAGTATAGTTCTCATTTCAAATCACCAATGTAATCCAATATATGTGAATATGATACCACATAATCCACCCACAATAGATCCAATGATGGGGTCTGGGTTGCAATATAATCCCCATGCCAGCATTAGGGCAGCGGCGACCGCCGTTCCAATAATACCGCCCCGTATATTCATTTCTTATCACCTATGATTTTAATCGCCCTTCCAATCGGGCATGTGTCCGTGTGATCTTGGTGTTGCGCAATATCAGGTGATCCACAGATGATGCACCCGATGTCGAAGTCCATAAGACCGTCCGCGCTGGTGATTTCAGACAGAATTGTCTGCATATCATCGAACGTCTCCAGGAGCTGGTTCAATGCATCTCCTTGATTTCGGATCGAGTACTCATGCTGGTAATCCTTCAGGATCTTATGAGCTTCGGGCTTCAGGTCTTCATTTATTTTTGTCATTTTCGAATTCCACCCGTTTGAGGATCGCAAGGCACTGGCGAGCAGTCGCCCAAGCATCTAAGATCATATATATTAGTCCAACGAGGGCGAAAAGCCCAAATGCGCCGCTGATCAGGTTTCCCAGTTCTATGATTTCCATGCCATCATAATAACTAATTATTACTATAAGAAGGTTTCCCATGTCTGTTCTCTCTTCCGCCCTGGCCGCTTACCTGCAAAATTCCGACATCATTGGCCCGCTGGTAAGTGGTGTCATAAGTGGCCGAAACTTCGATCTGCAAGACAAGCTATTGGCCACCTCGCCCTATACATGCATCTCGGTTATCGACCTGATCAGCCGCGAAACGCCCTATTTTGGCGGTGATGTCCAACCCAGTGGGCAGATTGAGGTATCATGCATCAGCAAGGCGAGTGAGTCCATTTGCAAAGATTTGGCAGATCTGGTCCGGGCCCTGCTTTGGGCCACCAGGACGGTTCCTAGCAATGGTGCAAATCTGCCTATGCGAATTGCCAGCATCCAGCAAGATCCGGATAGTGATGCGGAATTGCAGATCTGGAAGGAAATTCTGACAATCGATATAATTTGATCGCGTGCGATCCGATTCGAACGGACGGGTTTGCTTGCTACTCATTCGAGCCTCACACTTCTAGCCGTTTTTAAGCCCACTCGGAGCCAGCGTTAAGCCTTTTCGCCACGCACGCGACGTATGATATTTGGTTTGAAACTACTTAATCCTTTTCACCGTCGATGAAGATCAGGCGATCTGAGACGTTGCGAATAGATCTATTCAGAAGGAGATATATCAATGACTATTGTACCAGTACAAGGAAAGGAAGGCAAGCTCACAGTCGGAGCGGGCTATGTGGAAGTGCTCGGCATCAGGACCGGCAACCCGGATCAGAGTTGGAATACAGAAGATATGCTCCATTGGGGCGATGAAGCGCCAACCGCGTTCATGAATTACAAGGTTTGGCAGATCCCGTTCACCGCCACCTATGACATTGAAGAGGCTTCCAACCCCGGCCTGAAGGATGTCTATGAGGCATTCGATGCCGGATCTGATCTGCTCTTCAAGATCTATCCAGATGCAGATGTGACAACCACCTATTGGTCCTCAACCGCCCATGTCATGGACTGGAAGGTCACCCAAGATGCGCAAAAGAACAACGTGGTCACATTCACGCTTAAGCCCGCAACCGGGGCCGCTGTTCTGACTTGGAATCACGCGTAGGGAGGGCTAATACATGGTATTAGCGCCAATGCATGGTTACATCGGGGCCATCTATCTGGCGCGGGGCAGCAATAACAATTACAGCGATGAGCCAATGTCCGAGGTAAACCTACTCTCGGACGGCTACCCGCGCTATACGGTCTATGAGATCACCAATCCCGATAAGCGGTACATGAATGATGATAGTACACCCACATTTGCGTCAACCGGCACGTTGCCAACCATCGCCGGAATAGAGTATTGTGGAGGTCGGGTAATATTTGCCACCGCCGCGGGAAGCAGCGACATAATCACCTGCGCAACCGGCCACTACCTCACCGTTGCCGAGTTCATGGGCATCTTGAATTGGAATCTGTCCGAATCTTGGAAAGAAGAAGTCTATATGCACATGGGCGATTCCTGCCAGTCGGCAGCCCTGATTCACAAGCAATGGGAGGCCACCTCGGATGCTCATTGGATGATTACCCAGGCAGTCTTAACCACCACAGGTGGTAATGCGAATAGTCACATAACGCTAACTCACATGCCAGGCGGCGTGGATGGAAACAATTTCAGCCTCACGTTGGTCGATCCAGGTACGACAGGCAGCTTGTCTGTTTCCATCCTCGGAAAGGATATCACCGTGAATCTTGCCTATGCGACCGGGGCTATCACCACCACGGCGACACAATTGGCAGCGGCGATCAACTGTCCTGCTGTTCTGAATGCTGGCATTGTGGCGAAGGTTGCCGATACCGAGACAGGCGCGGGGATTGTCGCAGCCCTGACGCATACCCACCTGGCGGGCGGCCTAGATATGGAGGATTATTCGTCTGAAACTAGTAAAGTGGTTGTCGTCCTCTATACCGATGAAGCCAACGACAAGCGATATGAGGGGTTCGGCATCATTCAAAAGTTCACATCAAACATCGATGCCGGCGCTCTGACTAAAAGCAATCTGACTTTCAAGAATCATGGTCCGACTGCGCTCTATTACCGGAAGGGATGAGATGGCTAACACATATTGCGATATCTGCAAGTGTTGGCATAGGCCGGACGGTAGCA